TCTGGCGGCAGCGGATATAGTGTTTTGGATACATTTACAATAGACGGTGCAGACTTGGGTGGTGTTACTAGCACCAACGATGCAACTGTTACCGTTAGCGAAGTTCAAAGTGGGTTAATTACAGCAGTTACAATATCTGGACCGGCAGTAACTGATAATAACACTCCGGTGCTTGACAATAAAATTTGGAAGTTTAACTTAGGTACTGGTATTGAAGGCACAGCAGAAAACGGCTTGCAATATGAAACTGCTCACGATACTCCAATTGTGTTTAGACACAAACAAAACTTTGTAATTGATGGTGTAACAAGTGTTCCGACTCGACCAAGTACTGCATTTGTATTTTCAGAAGATCCAAACAACACTGTAACTTACAGAACTATCGGGTTTGGTAGAAATATTACACAAGGAAAAGTTGTAAGTACAAATCAAAGTGTTGTTACTTTTGACACCAACTACGATTATTTAGACTTAAATCTTGATCAAGATATTCTACAGTTAGCTGATAACGATGCAAATATTAGTCCAGCTATTAGTGGAGCAACAGGATCAGAAACTTTAGGTGCTAGTACAGGTGACACTAAAATTGCTATTAACAGAGTTAGTGCTACTGACGAAGCACGGTTGTTAACACAAGATATGATCTTTACATGGGGTGGTAAAGCATTTAAAGTTACAGGTTATACAGAACATACAAATACAGCAACTAGTAATCAATTTGCTGTTATTACATTTGCTGATCACTCAACCAACGTTATAAATGGAGGAGCAGTTAGCGGACTTAACAACTTCCCAGGAGGTACTGGAAGTGAACTAGTAAGTGCTAGAGGCATTACACTAAAAGCAGGCCTTGAAGCAGGCGAACCTGCCGAAATCACTGTCAACATTAGTACGTGCCGTGCAACAAGTCACGACATGCTAGACATTGGTACAGGTGGTTATAATGCTACAAACTATCCAGAACGTATTCTTGGGCAACCTGTAAGCGAACCTGTAACATCGAGTGATGCAATTGACAGTACAGGCAATAAATCAAAAGCACAAGTACAAGAACGTAGTAAAGGTCGTGTGTTTGCTGTACTAACAGACCAAGACGGTTTCTTCCGTGTAGGTAGATTCTTTGAAGTTGACCAAGGTACTGGTGCTGTTACATTTAACGCTGCACTTGTTCTTACAAACATCGACGGTATTGGTTTCAAACGTGGTGTGCGTGTTAACGAATTTAGCAGTGACGACACATTTACAGATGCAAAAGGCGATGCAGTACCTACACAGACAGCAGTTGAAGGTTACATAAACAGTAGGTTAGGAAGAGACAGAGATGGTCAAGCTGTTCCGGCTGGGGATGTAATACCTAGTGGCGGCGGGTTTATCTATAAAGATGGCGATACAATGTCTGGTACACTTAATATGGATAACAACCGTATTACAAACTTGCAACCTAATACTAGTGTTGCTGATGACGCTGCTACAATTGGTTATGTAGATAGTAAAACAGATCAATTAAATGATATTGGTGATGTTACAATAAACGGAACTGATAGTGGTATACAAGCAGATATGCTAGTATTTACAGGACAAGGTGTACCAGGAACACAATTGAGCGAAAATGCTACAATGACAGGCGACATTGGGCTAACATATAATCCTTCAAATGCTAACGAAATTGAATCAACAATACAAGCTGGTGTTGTTGTAGACAGTATGATTGCTACACCAGGAACATTTGGCGAAGGTATTACACAAGCCAAATTGTTTATGAGTCGTGCAGGAACATTCGACGAAGACGATGTAACAAACGGTATTGGCGGAACTGCACCTCAGGTTGGTCAGAGTTTTGTTGGTTTAGCAGCATTCAGTGATAACAACTTTGAAGTCGAAAGTGATGACATCGGCGGTGGTACTGATGTTCCTACTGGTCGTGTTAGAATCAAAGCTGGCGGTGTTGCAAATGCAGAACTAGCGAACAGCAGTATTACATTAGCAGCAAGCGGTGGAACAAGCACAGCAGTTTCGCTAGGTGGCACAATGACGTTTGCAGGTACAGCAAATGAAATTACTGTTAGCGAAAGTAGTGGCACACTAACAATCAGTTTACCAGCTACTATTAATGCTAATACAAGTGGTAATGCTGCAAGTGCAGATACTATTGATACTATACAGAGTAGTGCAAACGCAACACACTATATGACGTTTGTAGATAGTGATAACACTACTGCTACAGCAGAAAGTTTGTATACTGATGCAGGCGTAGCTTACAATCCAAGTACAAACACTTTAACTGTAAGTAGTGAAATAGTTACACCAAGTCTTGACATGGGGACTGGTGCTGGTACTGTTAAAGCTGACGCAGGATTGATTTTAGATCCAGGAACTGGTAGTGTAAATCCTGTTAGCAACAACACGCAGAATATCGGTGCTAGTGGCACTAGATGGAATACTGTATTTGCAACAGTGTTTGATGGTACTGCAACCGAAGCACTATACGCTGACTTAGCAGAAAACTATTTAGGTGATGCAGATTATGAACCGGGTACTGTACTAGTATTTGGTGGAGACGCAGAACTTACTATCACAAATCGAAAAGGCGATCATAGAGCTGCCGGTATTGTTACAACAAATCCAGCCCATTTGATGAACAGTCATCTTAAAGGCGATCATGTTATAGGACTAGCACTACAAGGTCGTGTTCCGTGTAAAGTAATTGGCAAAGTTGAACCGGGCGATATGCTTGTCACAAGTGCAATACCTGGTTATGCTGTGGTAAACAATTCTCCAGGAATGGGCCAAGTGCTTGGTAAAGCAGTTGGACGTAAAGACGACAACGACCGCGGCATAGTTGAAGTTGTAGTAGGGAGAGTATAATGGCACAAAAAACAATTAACGTAGGAACAAGTGTAAACAGCGGAGGGGGAGATGCCCTCCGTGATGCAATGGTTAAAATCAACGATAACTTTACCGAACTATATACAAAAGTTGGCGGGTTAGAAGATGGCAATGTTGTAACTGATATCCAAGGAAATGTGTTTGCTGAAGATAGCACACTGTTGGTAGATGCAGTAAATGGTATTATTCCAGGATACATAAGTTTAGCAACACTACAAACTGAAGTAGCGGCAAGTGTAGATTTTGCAGACTTCCAGAGCAGAATAGCAGCATTGTAAACATACGATAAATATTATAAACGCAAGGATAAAAGAATGGCAAATAGATTTCCACTTATAGTTGATTCAACAGATAATAAAATTAAAGAATTACCAGAAGGTGACAGTATTGATTTAGATGGATCGGGCATTGTTGGATTGAGCGATTTAACCCTATCAAGTTCTTTATCAGTTGGAACAAACATTACAGTAGCAGGAACTCTTGAAGTAACTGGCAATACTACATTAGGAGAAGTTACTGCTACAAACTTAGTTGTAAATGGGTTTCCGCCATTATATACACAGACACAATCAGACTGGACTGAAGAAAATTCAAATAGTCCATCTTTTATTGCAAATAAGCCAGTAACACTTGGCATTGACAGATTACAGGATTTAACTGATGTAAATGATATAGATCAAGCTGTAGATGGCGATAGTATTATTATTAGAAAACTCGAAGGCGAGGATATTAGTTTTGCATTTGAAACTATTAGCGGCGGTGGTAGCGGCAGTTTTTTAACTGATCTAAGTGCTAGTAAGGCAGCAGACAGCGGCACAGGTAGTTTTACATATAATAATAATACAGGTGCTTTTACAGTTGCATTTCCTGAGCTAGTTGGCGGTGATGATATTGGTGTTACAATTAACGGTGGTGGCCAAATTGAAATTTCTTATACAGGGGCTGGACAACAAGTTGATTTAAGCAACTATGTAATAGGTAATTTAGGAGATGTTAACACAACAAGTACACTTCCGCAATCTGGAGATGTATTAAAATGGAACGGTGCTAATTGGGCACCGGCAGCAGATGAACAAGGTTCCGGCGGCGGCGGAATATTAGCCGAAGAAGACGACTTACAAAGTGTTACAGCTAGAGGGTCAACAACAAACGTGGCTGTTGATTTCCAAAACGGTTTAACTGTCAGCAACGGTGTAACTGCTATAGGGTCGCTTACTGCAACTGACATAGATATCACAGGATCTGGTGATAGTGCAATCGCCGGCAATTTAACAGTGAGTGGTAATTTGTTTACAAATATCACAGGCGGCAGTATTGTTACTGTATCACCAACTGGTGGGCTCATATCGTTATCTGGATTCGAGGTAGACGCAGCAGACGGTAATGTAGTGAACATACCCAGCGGAGCTAACATCACCGGCGATTTAGATGTTACAGGAATTATTACCGCAGATAGAGTTGAAAGTGGAGCGACTGGTACACCAACCTTGGAAAGTAGTGGAGATATTATCTTAAATGCTAGTTTATCAGGAAGAGTAGATGTAATTGCTGCATTGTTTCAAGTTCCGGCAAGTAGCGGTGTTCCAAGCAGCCCAGCAGGTGCAACTGGCGATATGTACTACGATGATAACGCAGAATCACTAGCATTTTATAGTAGTAATGCAGACGGCAACGGAAATGGCGGATTTATGTATGTTCCAAATGTTAATTCTCCAAGGCCGATGCAGTTACCTATATTTACAAATGCACAAAGAAATGCAATAACGCCAGTGTTTGGCCAAATGATTGCAAATAGCGATGCTGGACGTATACAAGGATATGACGGAAGTAATTGGGTAAATCTATAATGAGTGAAAAAGTTTATACAGTAATATGTAAAAGAGGCACAACGATTGATCAAATCCAAGATGATTTAACAAAATACACTAGATTAGATAATATTCCTAATAGAGCAGTAGATATTGCTAATCCACGAAAAGGTAGTACTAGACAAACATACTTTTCGTTGACTGATGCAGAAGCAGCAATGATTAGGAATGATCCTAGAGTAGAAGCTGTGGAAATACCTGCAGAATACAGAGACGATATTAGTATTGGGTTACACGCAAGAAAAACCGGAGTATATGATAAAACTAGTTCCGATAGTGGTAATTTTCAAAACTGGGGATTAAAAAGATGCATCAGTGAAACATTAAATTATGGTAGCACAGGCTCTCCTACTGACAATCAAGTTTTTGAATATAGTTTCGACGGTGAAGGAGTAGATGTTGTAATACAAGATAGTGGTATAGAACCAAATCATCCTGAATGGCAAGATAAAAACGGTGTTAGTAGATTACAACAAATTAACTGGTATACCGAAAGCGGAATAATCGGAACTCAAAATGCAAATCATTACAGAGATGTAGATGGACACGGTACTCATTGTGCAGGCATTACAGCAGGAAAAACATTTGGTTGGGCAAAGGGCGCTAGAATTTATAGTCAAAAATTAAGCGGGCTTGAAACGCCTTTGGGATCAGACGGAACTGGAATTGGTGTAGGTGACGCATTTGATACTATACGTTTGTGGCATGCAAACAAAAGTGGTGCAGATGCAGGAAGACCTACAGTAGTAAACATGAGTTGGGGATACGGAGGTAGTGTCACGCCAGCAAATATCACTACAGGAAACTACAGAGGCACAGCATGGGATTTTGCTACAGACTATAGCAGCAACAGTGTTACATTATGGTCAAATACTGGATTTGTACAACCTTACTTTAATGGCTCTACAAGAATTCCTGTAAGAGTTGCAAGTGTTGATGCAGATGTACAAGAAATGATAGATGCAGGTATACATATCTGTATTGCAGCAGGCAACTCGCTATTTAAAATTGATGTTGAAGGCGGTCTAGATTGGGATAATACAATATTAAGAAATGGTCAACCGGCCTTCTATCATAGAGGCAGTTCTCCTTTTAGTGACGAAGCATTTATAGTAGGCAACATAGATAGTGCATTATTTAATTCAGCAGACCATCGAGCGTTTAGTAGTTGTAACGGTCCGGGATGCAATATGTGGGCACCTGGAAGTAATATAATGAGTGCATGTAGTAACACAAATGATAAAAATGGCCAGGATTATTATGCTGATAGTAACTTTAAACAATGTAACATAGGCGGAACTAGCATGGCAGCACCGCAAGTTGCAGGTGTTATTGCATGTTTATTACAACAAAACTCAACACTTACTCCTGCAGAGATGCGTAGTTTAATAGAAGGCGATTCTAAAAATGTAATATACAGTACCGGATCGTCAACTGATTATACAAATACAAATAGTATTTGCGGAAGTCCTAATAGAATGCTTTTTAACAGATACAATAAAACACCATTTAAAATTAGTGCAGGATTGAAACCAACCAACGGTCTCGTTATACGTTCTGGATAAATACTAAAAACGGAGTAAGAATATGCCATTACAAAATATTAATGTGGGCTTAGTTGCTAATGACGGCACAGGTGATGATTTACGAGAAGCATTTATTAAAGTTAACGAAAACTTTGATGAACTAGATCTTAGAACAGAATCAACATCTGCTATCAACGTTGGAACAGGTGCTGAAATTTTTAAACAACTCGACGGAAGTGAGTTAAGTTTTAAAACTCTCACTGCCGGCAATGCAATTAGTATTACTGAAAATGCAAACGAAGTTCAAATTAGTAGTTTAGCTGGTCAGTTTATCTTTAGAGACAACGCTGATACAAGTATTATTACTGGAGCTGGATCAGTTGTTAACATAGACGGTAGAAATGCTGCCAAGGTTACAGTAGATCCTAATAGCGATCCTCAAAAAATTATAGTTGACACAAAACTTAAATTTGATACTCAACCTGAATTATCTAGTAACTTAAATGCATTAAATTTTAGTATTTTTAATCTTGATAAAATTAACAATACAATTCCAATGACAGAACTTGAGAAAGCATTTGGTTGGGACTTTGGTGAGTTTGATGATACCAGAACTAGTATATTTGATTTTATTTTAAACAGTGTTGATGTTGATCTTGGATCTTTACTTACACCGTCTAGGAGTGTTGTTGATTTTGGTTCGATAGGAGAATAATATGGCATTACCGGAATGGACAGTTGGGTCTGGATATAGTTTTGGGGAGTTCGAAGAAAGAACTTCAATTAGTATAACATTACCAATATCAAATTTGCAAGACGTTACAACAAAAGTTATATCCGGTGAACTGCCAGCTGGACTTTCTCTTAGCAATAATAAAATATTTGGCAATCCGTTTGAGGTAAGTGTTTTTAGTTCTTATGAATTTTGTATACGTGCTACATCAGACGAAGGTGTTTCAGACAGAACGTTTAAAATGTTTATTGCAGGACCAGACGATGTACACTGGATTACACCAGAAGGTAATCTACGTGTAGGACCGACGCCAGCAGGACAATATTGGTTTGATGCAAGTACTACTATCTGGGGAATAAAATATTGGAATGGCAATAAATTTATCGATCAAGATGTAGATGTAATTATTGGAAAGCCGACAACACTAGAAACATATAATACTGATATAGTAGCATCGTTTGACAAAGGTGTTAGTAGACTATATATATTTAAAAATCAAAAATGGTATGAATTAGATACAAATGTATTAAGCATAAACTTTAATGATAATAATATTGTAAAGTCACAATTTGCGCAACCGGCAAACAATACAACATCATACTGGTGGAAACTTGGAGATAGCAATAATGGCTTCTTACCAAAAATTAGAAAATATGATGCCGAGGTAGGTTTATTTTTAGAACAAAATGTTATTGTTAGTTTTGAGGAGCCGCAAAATCCAGAAGATGATGAAATATGGATAGAAGTATTTTCTGATACAACGTTTTTTAATGTAAAACGTTTTGATAGAGACGAAGGAACATTTGTATTACTAAGTTACGAAGCAGGATATACTGCTCCGTTTACTAAACAACCAACTACTTTTATTTTAGATAATGCATATGTTGATTTTCAAATTGAAGCAATTGATTCTGATTTACGTGCAGATGCAGAACTAGAATTCTTTATTGCCAACGGTGACGGAGAATTGCCCGGAGGATTAACATTAGAAAGTAACGGAAGAATAAAAGGATTTGTCGATCCTATACTAGCACTTGATACCGAAGCAGAACCTGGGTATGATATGAATATATTTGATAGCTATCCAATAGACTGGGGCATACCAGATGGTGACGGGTTTGATAGTTATCTGTTTGATGTTCAAAATTACGGATTTAGTGTTGCTACTCGGCAGCCTAAAAAAATAAACAGAAACTTTGAATTTATTGTAAGTGTAAACGATGGCGTTAGTATTTCAAAAAGAAAGTTTAATATATTTGTTGTAGGTGATGATTTTGTCAGAGCAGATAATACTGTAATTAAAGCAGCTAGTGGAGTTTACAATGCTGATGCAACTTATCTAAGATCTCCGTTATGGTTAACAAACAGCTATTTAGGAACTCGAAGAGCTAATAACTATCTAACTCTTGATTTAGATGTATACGATCCTAATAGCTTACTTGGACCAATTAGCTATATTTTAGAAACAGTAAACAACGACGGTACTCCAAGTATACTTCCTCTCGGACTTGAATTAGATGGTAGTACAGGAGAAATAGCAGGGCGTATTGGTTATCAACCTGCAAGTTTAAAACAATACAAATTTACTGTAAGAGCCGAACGTAGTGAAAGCGATGACGAAATTATAGACGTTAATGCATTAATTAACTACGATGTAAGAGCAGGACAAACTGCATTTAGAGTTGCTAAACTTCCAGCTGGTGATTTAGAATTACTCAGAGCAAGAAATATTACGGTTGAAAACAGGTCATATGTTGTAAAAAATGTAGAAGAAAGACAAGACTACGATTTAATAAGTTTATCAGAACCGTTGTTTCCTACATTTCAATCGCAAAGTCTAAAACTTTATAACGATGCATTGCCGGGACAAAGTTATTTCTTTGTTGATAAACTAACAGAAGAAAGTAAACAATTTTATTTGACACGTTATATTAATTATAGTACAACAGAAGAATATCAAATAACTTCGTTTGATCCATATGTAGAATGGACAATAGAATCTGGTGACGGTGTTGCATTAGAAGTAGATTATAACAAAGTAGGATTAACACCTGTAGTAGAAACATTTGCAGAAGGAGTAACACGAGTAGTTGACACATATCTAGCAAATAATGAAATATCCGGCGATGCTTATATTACTGTTATTTCCAATACAAAGGTAATATTAAAATTGCCCGAAACGGCTGCAACCAATCGTAGACTTGATGTTAAAGGGTTATTTTATAAAGAAGATAGTACAGACTTGTTGATTAGTAAAACTTACAATTTTGATAATGTTAAAATAGACTCAACACTTAATAGAACACTAGAAAACGATAGTACTATTTCAATTGGTGCACCAAGCGGTTCTAATATTGTTGAAAGAATTAGAACAATTGATCAAGAAGTTGTTAGTGTTAGAAAAACATTTGTACTAGATTTATTAGGAGAAATTAATTCTCAGATAACTTGGAAAACTGATAAACTGCTTCCTAGTTTACAAGCTAATAGAATTAGTACATTAAGAGTGCAAGCAGAAACAAATACAGAGAAAAGTAGATTAGAATACTTTATTGTAAAAGGTTCATTACCTCCGGGACTTGTTTTACAAAAATCTGGTGAAATTACAGGTGCTATACGTCAGTTTGGTGTTCCGGGCATTCCTGGATTAACACTGTTTGATAATAATACAACTACAATCGACGAAGGGTTAACTAGATTTGATAGCACATATATTTTTAGTGTGTTAGTTAAAGATGCATTTGCAAATAAAATTTCTATTAAAGAATTTCAACTAGACATCCTTGATCCGGATAATAATCTGTATACTAACATTGTTATGAAACCATTCTTACCAAAAGAACAAAGAAACTACTTTAATCAATTTATTAACAATGTTGACATATTTTCTCCAGAATATATATATCGTCCTGATGATAGTAATTTTGGAATACAAAAAGATTTAAAAAGTTTAGTATATGCAGGAATTGAAACAACAAATATAAATCAATATGTAGGTGCAACAGGTTTAAATCACAAAAAGAAAAACTTTTATTTTGGAGAAGTTAAAACTGCCGTTGCTAAACAACGTGGACAAAATGATATAGTATACGAAATTGTATATGTTGAACTTGTAGACAAGCAAGATAGTACAACAGGAAAAACTAGAAATAACTTTAGAACTAAATTTGGATCTCCAATTACTATTGATAGTGTAAAATTAGAAATACTAGATGATAACAGTGCTGACATTGTAACTAGTAGTACATCTTATGGTGTTACAGGACGTGATGGCGAACAAATTAAATTTAAAGGCGGTGTAAATAGCATTGAAGTAGTTTTAAGATCGGAAGATAGTAGCGGAGTTAATGATGTTGTGCTAGTACCATCGCAGGGTATTAGTTTTACAATTACACTACAAAACGGATTGAGTGTAACAATAACAGAAAGTAGTAGTACTATTGTAACTTCAAGTGCAAGTTATAGACACAGACCAAACGGAAATACTATCACAGTTGACAATACTGCTATTTTAGCAGGTCAAAATAAAGACATCCAACGTTACATTGCTAACATTACAAATATGCGTGATAGAATTAAAAGCATACAAGTTTCTTTGCCTAATGACTCCGAAACATTTAGAAATCTTTCTACTGATAATAGCTTTTTGCCATTGTGGATGAGAACACAACAAGAGATTGGCGCATCGAGTGAGGAGTATGTATTTGCATTACCTCTTGCATATTGTAAACCAGGAACTGGGCAATTTATTAAAAACAATGTCGTTAACTTTATAAACAACAGTAATTTTAATTTTAATCAAATAGACTATACTATAGATAGATATATAGTAGAAGGAACATTAAATAGCAGTACAGAACAGTATATTTTGTTCAACAATTACAAATACAATGTATAAAATTTTATAAATACATTGAGAGGAAAAAACATGGCAAGTAATATTACGTATACAACAATTGATGAAGAATTTCCAGTAGCGGGACAGGATAACGATTCCCAAGGATTTCGAGATAACTTTAATATTATTAAAGAAAACTTTAGAAATTCTATTCTAGAAATTGAAGCGTTACAAGGAAATCGTTCTAGATTGGATGTAGAGAACGATTATGATGGCAACACACAAAAGTCTATGCTGCTTTCCGAAACAGTAGAAAAATCTGATACTAGTGCATTTACAAATGGTATTTTAAGTGCTGCTAATGTTAGTTTTACCACAGGCCATCATCATGTTATTAAAGCAGAAGGCAATATAACTCTTACATTTACAGATTGGCCAAACAGTGGTAGATATGCAGAAATGCGTGTGCAAATTTACAGTGACGGAATATCTGCTCGTGATATTACATTATCTACTGAAAATGCAGGAAGTCTAAAAACAGATGGCAACAGTAATTTTAGTGGCACTATTGTACAAGTTCCTAGTAACGATACAACTAGCAAAGTTATAAAAGCATTTACATACGACGGTGGAGATACTGTGTTTCTACAATACGAAGGTACATTTAATTGATACATCCGCATTCTGAAAGTTTAAAAGAATTTACAGACAGTCAGATTGAGCAAAAACTTTATAAATTAAACAGTATGTACTTCATGACAGACAATCAAGAAGTACGTCAGCAAATGATACTGTTAATGGATTCTTATAAATTAGAATTAGAAGAACGACAGTTGTTTGCTAAAAAACACCAATCCAATCAAACAGACGATAATGATCTTGACAATTTAATCAACGTATCGTAAAATACGTATATGCTTATGAAAACAGACGAACTAGGTATTCCTAAATTCTCTAATAAAGACTTAGTAGATATGATTTATAGTGGCAATATTGAAAAATGTCATGTAGTTCTCTGCGATGCAAACGATGACGTAGACCGTTTTAATGCGGCTATGGAAGAGCAAGGCTTCGACAAGCTACAGAAGTATATTCCATTAGATGTAGATCAAAAGACTTTTGACGGTGTGTTACAGAGTGAATGGTTCATGCCTGATGAATACAAAGACATCAATGTATATGAATATGTACTAGGCAAAGCAGAAACACCCTGCCCACAACACGTACAAGATCGTATATGGGAAGAAATGGAAGCATATGGCAAACGTGATATGCACAATCTATTACGCTATATGGTGTATCTTGTAGACTTTATGCGTGAGAACGATATTGTTTGGGGTGTAGGACGTGGATCAAGTGTAGCCAGTTATGTGCTATACGTAATAGGCGTACATAGAATTGACAGTATAAAATACAATTTAGATTGGCGAGAGTTCTTAAGATGATCGATATTGACGAATCAATTGTTTGGAATAAATCACATGCACTAGATCAAGCACTACAAGGAAATCCACTTTGGCCTCATAGCGTAGCAATTAGGTACAACCGCCACAAAAATTTTTTATATGCTTCACCGACATGCGACTTTCCGGGCCCATGTCAAGATAACCAAGATCAATACGATGCTTGTTACACAAGGAAAATTTCTCATCTTGATATTAAACTAATGCATACAGCAAATATTAATGAATATATTAAAATTTTTCAAAAAATTAATTTTAATGGCAACAGTGTTTATCTTCATATAAGCAATAGTTCTGATTTAAAAAAATATGTTCCTGTAATTAGACAACAACCTTTAGTTTTAGAAATAATAAAATATTTTCATAAAAACTTCACCAATTTATATATTGAACTAAGTAACAAGACTTGGAATTCTGCACAATTTTATGGATTTAGATATATTGTAAAAGCAGATATTCCAAATTGGAAAAAAGTTTTAAACAACTACAAAAAAATAAAGGAATTTGGAATTGTAGAAGAAGTACCAAAAAAACCAAATAGCGTAACGCCATTAGTTGGATTTAAAGATACATATACTACACTTGCATTTAAAGATAATAATAATAATTTAGTCAGCATTTTAAAATACTAAATATTGCTAAGGAGAACTAGAATGGCAATGAAAAACAAGCAATCAAAAGTCTACCGTACAATGCAAGGTAAGCAAATTGATTTAGATTTATTAATCAAAAGAAATGAGTTGACACCTGCGGTAGGTAATGCTAAAGTTAATGCACGTGGCGACGAGTTAGGACCCGGTGGAAAAATTGTAAAAAAACGTGAAGAAGTAGTTAAAGATTTTTACAGTTCGACATCTGTTATTGACGAGCCTACACGTAAAACTGTTGCGCCTAAAACCAATACTTTAAGTCAAGCAGAACAAGAAGAACTTGCAGAGTTTGATGAAGAACCAATTCCGGCTAAAAAGCCGTCTACATCAAGGTCGAGCACTGCTAAAAAAGAAGAATGGGTTGAAGACGAAGATGGTAACTTTGTAAAAAAAACTTAAGAGGAAAACATGGCTGAAAATTATGCAAAAGCATACGAAGGTACTCTAGAACCCATTGGAAATAGAGTAATTGTTAGTAACATGCATTTTGGAGAACAAAAAACCAAAAGCGGGTTAATTATTAAAGATGACAATGGTACAACACGTGGAATTTATCCGCGGTGGGCAAAAGTGCATCACAAAGGTCCCGATAACAATGATGATTATAATGTAGGAGACTGGATTTTAATCGAACACGGTCGCTGGACTCGTGGTATTAATGTAAATGAAGGTAATGGTGAAATAGAGTTACGTATGGTTGAAGCCGAAAGTGTATTAGCTGTATCAGACGAAAAGCCAGACGGAGTGACTATTGGCGCCGAATATAGTGACGGACCGGTTGACATTAAAGCAGAAGAATTTGGAGCAGGTTAATGACAAACCCATTTAACGACATTGACCTGTTTGCAACAGCGTGTGACCAACCGCCTAGCGAAGCAAACTACAAAATGTATCTAAGTCTTATTGACGAGGAAGTAGGCGAGCTGGTAGATGCTGTAGCAGCAGACGACCGTGTAGAACAACTGGATGCACTTGTTGACATTCTAGTTGTTACTATGGGTGCTATTAGAGCAGGCGGATTCGACGGAGAAGGCGCATGGAAAGAAGTAATGGACACGAACTTTGCAAAGATCGATCCAGATACAGGCAAAGTACGCAAAAGAGAAGACGGCAAAGTATTGAAACCAGAAGGCTGGAAAGCACCAGAACTAGAACCATTTCTTGGAAGGAAATAAATTTTCCACCAATTAACTTGTGGAATGTACCTAAATAAATGCCAGAGTGTTTTGCATACAAAAGTCATTTAGCATTAGATATTAACGGATTTAGAATTCCCTGTTGTATGTATCGTTCAATAGGAAATAATGATCCGTTAATATCTAATCATTGGACCAATATGACTTTTGATGAATACAGGGCATTGCCAGAATATCAAGATTTAAAAAACACCATGGAGAGCGGTGCTTGGCACGAAGGATGTAGAGCGTGTCAAAAATCTGAAGAACTTGGTATTTCGAGTCTACGACTAGGCAATAATAAACAAATAAAACATAAAAAACAAGACAACAACAACATTGAATTTATCGAAATAAGTTTAGGAAACGACTGTAATTTAAGCTGTCGTATGTGTGCTCCAAACTTTAGTACAGATTATATCAAACGTATTGAAAACAATCCTAAACTATTAGACTTTGTAGATTTTGGTAATACGGATTGCAAAAGAATTTCTTATGGTGTAGAAGAAATGTTTGATCCTGTAGATTTATCAAACTTAAAAGTTATAAAATATATAGGGGGAGAACCTTTTATAACTCCTCAAGTTGGAAAATTGTTTGAATATTTAGATAGTAATGTTGATCTTTCTAATGTTAGTCTTTTTACAAATACTAATGCTACTTTTTTTCCAAAAAAATATATAAACTATTTAAAAAAGTTTCAAACAGTCTTTATGTGTATTAGTATTGACGGAATTGCTCAGCGAGATGATTATATACGAGAAGGGTCCTCTTGGAAAGAAAAAGTCGAAATTATAAAAAAATACAAAAAGCTAGGATTTAACGTTTCTGGACATACAGTATTAAATGCTTTAAATGTAGATCAAGCATTACGTTTAGAAAATTTTGGACATAGGTATTTTGCTGGCAAGTTTCCACCCCACTTTACAGTATGCACTAATCCTGAACACTTATCATTAGATGCCTTGCCTCCAAAGTATGTAAAAATAATATGTAAACAGTATCCTGCAATTAAAAAATATTTTAATAATTATAATTTTTCTCAAGAAAAATGTGATAAATTAAAAGCGTTTACTAAAGAATTTGACAAAAGCAGCAATAAACGACTAGAAGATTACATACCTTTATTAGCAAAACACTTGACATAACCTTTCTAATATGCTATATTAATAAAATAATAGATACACGGAGTAAACATGGCTATTCATGCAATGATCGACTTAGAAACACTGGACGTAACACCGCAAGCAACTGTGCTTACAGTTGGCGGTGTAAAGTTTGATCCTAACAGTGATGCAGAACCGCACAGCGAGTTTTACTACAAACTAGATTTAGACTCACAAGATCGTAGTGTAAATGATGACACTATTGCTTGGTGGAGTCGACAAGACGCCAAAGCACAAGAAGAAGCGTTTGGCACTGAAGGACGTGAACATGTTGATGTGTTTTTAGACAGCTTGCCCAAATGGATGGTAGGCGTAGATGTGTTATGGGGACACGGATACGGTTTTGATATTACCATCATCGAAGATATGCTGCGGCAGCGTGGCAACCCTATTCCGTGGCAGTTTTGGCAAGTGCGTGATAGCCGTACATTGTTTAGCATGGCAAAAGTAGATCCACGCAAAGCAATGCAAAGCGATTTGCACAATGCACTAGCAGATTCTTACTTCCAAGCCAAAGGTGTACAAATGGTATACAAGGAACTAGGATTGTGAGAATTGACGGGCTTACAGAAGAACAATGCAACATGCTAGATATTATGTGGCAGAAAGATAGTGCTAAAGAACTATACGATTGGTTTGAACAGTTACCAGAGCATAAACTAGAAATGGCACTTGTATTGCACGATATACTCATTCAAGAAATACAAGAAGAAGAAGTTAAAAACAGCAAACTAGCTGTAACAATGTTAAACAAAATAGGAGTTAAGGTATGACTGAAGGACCATTTAAGAATGCGTTTGATGCAGACACTGACGGTGTAGTGCGTAGAGAGATTGTAACCTATCGTATGAAGAACGGTATGATGATTAAAGAAAGTGCATGTCGTGATTACTACAAAAGTGGCGATTATCATGATAGTCAAAGCACAATGCCATTAGCAGACAGATAAAGATGATACGTTGGTATGATTATCCCGCAGCATTTTTAGCAGCAGATCTAATGCTAACTGCGGCATTTAGTATTCCCTGGGTCGGCTTTGTTGTAGCATATGGTATGTACGAATATGGTTGGGAAGCATACTGTCAATGGAGGTATAGACAAGAATATGAAAGATAGTCCTATAAACACACTACAGCAACTTATGATTATTACCGCAGAAGAGTGCGGTGAGCTTACACAACGTTGTAGTAAAATAATGCGCAAGTACGAAACTTTCGACTTGATTGAAGAAG